TTAGTCTATCTGTATGATGTTAAGTTTAGTACACAGAATGTCATTGTCGCCGCGGTGTTTGGCTGCACATAGACGGTGTGCGCCATCGCCGTACAGAGCGGCGAAAATTGACCCGTCTTCGCGCGTATATACGGTGACGCCGTGAATTGGCGGAGCAGTTTTTGCAGAAAGACGCGAATATTCGCGAATAATACTAGAACTGCGTCTACCGTTTTTTGGAGATCTGCGACCTCTTCGCCAGTCGGAAATTTCTGGCGCAGCTACGAATAAGTCTACCGGTATGGGAACGCTATATTCAGTTGGCTCTAAGCTTTGTGTGCTTGCATTAGCGTAATGGCCGTCGATCCTAAGTCCGTTGATGTTCTTCTGAAACTGCAGCAAGTTTCGAGTGGACACTGGCTGCATAGAAATTCGGGGGCAGTTTGTTCTGTTCTGTCCAGGGTGGCAGTTGATACTGGGATCACGCCCCTCTTTTTTAGACGTCTTTGCTCCCCTAGAGATTTTTGCTTTATTGACACTTGTATGTCCCATTCTTCTCCTGCTAAGCAAGTTGCTTGTATATCTGTCTTTTTTGCATAGTCAAGCTCGGCGTTGCTTTCTGTTCCCCATCCAGCTTCTTCTAATTCTGTAATAACTCTACGCTCGGCGTTTCGCCCTATTCTTTGCGCCTGTCGCCCAATCTCTGGTCTCCTTAAACTAGCCATTTTAGTATTGTAAAATAACTTTTCAATCGAGTCAACTTTTGCAATATATAATTGCCGCTGTTGGACTGTCGCGAATGCTCGGTAAGCGATCTGCAATTCTTTGCGATGTGCTATAAGAGTTGTTAGTTAATTAGAATTGATGAGCTGGCGGACTTCGTCGGTGTTTTTGGTGTTCATTAATTGTTCGCGCAGTTCCTTGGCGCCGTCGAAACCGCGGATGTAGATTTTGAAGAAGCGTTTCAGGGTTTCGAAGGGCCGGCCGAGGGTTGGCTGGTAGCGGTCAAAGAGATCGAGGTGGTAGTTGAGGAGTTTAATTAGTTCTTGTTTATGATCGACGACGGCGATTTTCGTTTCCTCGGTTGGAGCACTCTTTCTGTTTGTCTCTCGGGTACCGTCAGAAAATAATTCGGGGCCCACGTAAAGTTGCCCAAATTTTTTCTGAGGTACCACTCGAGACGCTCGAAAGCAAAACGGATCGCTAAAAACTCCCCGTCCGATCATGATGCCGTTTAGACCTGGGTGGGCTCTAAATAGTTCCTCGCCATGGACGCGGTTGCGGATGTCGCCGTTGATGGTCAGTAAAGTTTGTGGGGCGATTTCATCACGTAGTTTGATGATGTCGTCGATGAGTTCATGATGGGCTGGCACTTTACTCATCTCTTTTTTGGTACGGAGGTGGACGGTTAGGTTGGCGAGGTCTTGTTGCAACAATGTTGCAATCCAGTCATGCCACTCATCGACCCGGCTGTAGCCCAAGCGGGTTTTGACGCTGACTGGTAACCCAGCAGTTTTAGCAGCGGCGATGGCGGCGACCGCTACGTCGGGGCGGTGGATCAGTGCCGCTCCCCCGCTTTTGATGGCGGATTTGGCGGGACAACCCATGTTGATGTCGATGCCGTCAAAGCCGAGCTTGGCGCAATGGGCAGCAAATTGCTCCATATCGCCCGGCTCACCGCCCCAGATTTGGGCGACTAATGGATGTTCGTCGTCGGTTTTGATGAGCCGCCCAGCGATGGCTTTATCGCCAGCATGCACCCAGCCGGTGGCATTGGCAAACTCGGTGAAAAACACGTCGGGTGCGCCTGCCTGCTTCACGACATGGCGAAAGACGATGTCAGTGACGGCTTCCATCGGTGCCAAGATGAAAAATGGCTGCGGCAAATTGTCCCAAAATGATGTCATCTCTGTTATTTTATCACAAAAAGGAAAAACCCCTCACTCTCGCCATTGAGAATGAGGGGCGGAGGGAGAGAGGAATGGACGGGGCTCTCTCCCTCCTCCTCCTTCGATGGAGGAGCTTTACCGGCGTTTGCCGGGAAGATGAGGGGGCGGGAGCACCCCATTGTGCTCCCGGACGCGCTACGTTCCCCAGTGTAGCCGTCTATGCATCCGCTCCCGCAGCGCGATGCATACCCCGGCGGGTGTGGCGGGATTTGAACCCGCAAGGCCATTAGTTTTGGAGACCCGGCCTACCGGTTGCACACCCTACGATTCTTTTCTGGCTGGGGAATCTCATAGACCCAGGGGCGGACGGACGCCCTGTTGCCGGCTTGAGTGCCAGCGATTCTCGAGGTGCACGCCCCGAGCCGTCGTTTTAGCGGGCAAATTTACCACCCGCGCCCTCTGCACCTGGGGCAATTTCCGTCACCCTGACAAGTGCCGCAGACGAGTTGGGAAAAGATATCCCAGACTCGTCCGGTCCCGTTACAACCAGGGCAACTTCCGCTGCCCTGGCATCTCGTGCATTTGGCGATGATTTTCACCCCCTTTCCGCCCCAGTTTGAGGCAAAAAAAGAGCGAACTTTCTCTTTTGGTAACGCTTCCGTGCAGGAGCGCCACCTAGATCCGGCTTTTCACCGAATCAAAAGTTCGCCCCATTGGACAAAAGCTAATATATATAAATCACTGAAAAATATTACATGATAGAGCAAACCGCTCAACCATGAATCTTGTTTTTCCAGTGATGTTAAAGGCCGTTGATGGCGATGGTTGCCGCTCATCTGAACTATCCTCAGTATAGCAAAACGCAAGCGTTCTGTCAATACGCTTGCGTTATAAAATGGGCAAAAATGATACGAAAACTGTGGAAAAGTCCGCACCATTACCTCTGTTATTATGATGTTGCGCTAAACTTCAATCTTTCAAAACACGCTGCCATTTGGCCATCCAGTCCATGTAGATATCGCTGCGTGATTACCGCGTTTGAATGACCGAGCATCTCCTGCGATTCCATCAGTGTCGCCCCGTTTCGCTGAATGTCCGTTGCGAACGAATGTCTGAGTGCGTGTGGGTGAAAATTGCGAAAACCCGCCAAGTAAAACGGCTGCCGCATTAAATGGCGCAGCTCCTCGACACTGAGGAGTGTGCCGTTCGGCCTCTGCCACAAATAGTCATCAACACGTCGACTAACGATCCACTGTGTCAGTCGTTCGCGTGCTTCTCGGCTCATATGCACCTCACGCCGTCTACCACCCTTGCCAGTAAATACAATCATTCTGTCGGTGATATTCATCAGTCTTAAGTTTCGCAGCTCAGTGATCCGTAAGCCGCAGTCGAACGATAATTTAATCAGTAGCCACTGAACCTGATTGCAATATCCCAGCACCTGCTCAATTTGCTCCCTCGTATAGAAAACTCGGCGGATTGGCTCGGTCTCCTTTTGTTTGACGATGTGGCGGATTTTCAGCTCAGGCATCTCCACGCCCATGTCTCTGAAGTAGCGAAACATTGCTATCACATGGCAAATTCGCGTATTGATAGTCCGGCTATTCAGACCTCGCCGTGCCTGCGTCGCGATCCAGTCATTGACCTGCTGTGTCGTAATCTCGCTCAGACTGCTGGCTGGCACACTGGCTCTGAAATCTCGCATCACCCAGCGTTTAGCGCTCAATGTCTGGCGGCTCATTCGGCGCGTAAACTCGCAGTATTCTAGATATTCATCAAAAGCTCGCTCGATTGGCATAATTGTATTTTTCGTCATGATTTTAACTCCACTCTTAATATAATTCTATATAGAATTTTTTATAAAGAACTTAGTAAAACTAAGTTGTATATAGAATTCTTATATTTGACTTTCTGATGATTTTGTTATCAAAATAGACGGGTGGCGGGCGGGTTTGCGCTAATTTCAATAAAAAATGCAGCCAGACGGCTGCTTTCACTACGCAAAACTCCCAAATACTCGCATATATCTAGGATTATTGCATAATATTTACACATGAGCAAACGCAAACAAGCCGCTACGCGAGCGGCGTCAAAATGTCAGCAGTAATTGCTACGTTGTCAGGTTGTAGCTGCGCTTCGTCTGTGCTAGTTTTTCTAATCCAGCGATATTTAGTGGCAATGCTGCCTGCTCTTGCATTTTCTGCTTGTGGCGTTCCTCTGCTGCCTTAGCTTTTGCCTGAGCAATCAATTTGCGCAGCCAATCCACCGTCTTCGCTAGATTCGCACTCGACCAAATAAACGCGAAGTACTTGCGTGGGTTGCGTTTTCGTTTCGCCAATTTAATCGAATAATCGAACTCTCTCGCATAATTGATCTGTCGATTTCTAAACATCGGCAAGTAATTATCATCGGTGATTAGCTTTGTCGCCTTGCCTAATCGCTGCTGCATTTTCTGAACTCGTCGCTCGTCTATGATTATATTCCCCATTTTACCCTCAAAATGCCATTTTGCTCTTGACAAACAAAAATAGCCCCTAAAATTGATAACAATTTTTTGAGGCCAGATACAGACAGCCCACCCTGATTTGCATCTGGGCGGGCTGAAAATCCTGTACGTTCACTAGTCATTCTAGCAAACTGATTTTGCTTTGTCAACAGAAAAGGCACCCCGAAAACGGAGTGCCCCACAATGACAGCTGCAAATCACAACAACTGCCCAGCTATCATACTACTTTTCAAGCGACTGCTCAAGCCGGTGATTGATTTCGCCAGTTACACTGCGGCCGTTCTCTGCCGCTAGCACAACCAGCCGCTCATACACCTCTTGCTTGATCCGCACGTTGTAGATTGGCGTCGGTGCATCCACCTGTGTTTTAGTGATAGTACCATTTTGCTTGGTGATACGATTTATCTTTGGCATTCCTGCCCCCTTTCTGTTTAGAGCACCCTAGAGCCAAGCGAGGCTTTAGTTTTATATTAGTTGTAAATCATTCTCTATCTGGTAGGCGATTGCTTCTTGGTCTAACACCTCTTTTAGTTCGCTGAGCGTGTTCATCACCTTTTGGCGTTCGTCTGATAAATAGAGTACTGCCGTTTCCTCTGCCTCACCTCTCCAGTATCCGATGACTGGATAGTCGAGAGTGAAGGCTTCGTGGTTAGCGTTTACGATTGATATTATCTTGTCGACCTCAAGTTTTTTAGTCTTATTGTCGCTTCCGATAAAAGCTTTGATTGTGATTTGTTCTATCATTGTGTGCTCCTGATTGTTAATGTGCCTCGCTTGACTGTCTTAATTATAGCAAACATGCATGCATAATGCAAGCATTTTGCATGCATTTTATGGACTTTTTTAGATATTTTTCATCACCCCTACTAAACCTGTGGAAAACTCACTAAATATTACACAGTATAGTCCTACCACGACATATGGCACTACTCACTGAACAAAACACTATAAAAGAGATGGTTAATATCGGTTACGGCTTAAAAGCCAGCGTAGTTAGAGTGGGCCAGCTGGTGTTTTTGACCGTTGGCGGCACAACGGCCCTGCCCACAAATTTAGCTAGTCTATCCGAAAGAATGCCTGATAAATTTTGTCCAGCATCTTTTTTTGGCTGGGTTAATCTAAGGTTAACTGCTCGTAATTCAGGAAAATTGAGCGGCACTGCGATAATTAGATTTTCTCCTGATGGTAGAATGGATTGCGTAGCCAATAGTGGGCATAACGAATGGTATGGCACTGAATGCTGGTTTACAGATAAACCAGCCAGTTAGTAAGCTTATTTAACATACTCCATAGTAACACTCACTTCCGAATTGCCCCAAGCATAACTACCAGAAAGAGTAATATTCGTTTTATCAATGGAGGTAATACCAGCTTGGTGCGTACTCTCCATATATGGCAGTGCCTGTTTTATAGGATTGCTTGATAATACGCCAGACAATCTCATATTGCCAGACCATGAAATCAACTCCCAAGCGTCAGTCAAACCAGCAATACCATGAGGTAGGCTTGAGGTATTGTGCCCGCCAGTCATATTGACCGTGCCACGCACCACTTTACGAAAAATCGGGCGACCATCGATCCATTTTTTGCCAGTATTCTTTTCGTCTGTTGAATAATCGCGAAAATCTGGCGCAAGACTTCGTGGTAGGACTATATCATCAGATAAATTTGTGCCGTCAGCCAGCCCATTTGCAAACGTTGCTAAGGCATTTATATTTGCAACCAGCTGATTTTGCTCAGCAGCTGTCAATATGTCGAGCGGCACAAAATCAATATTTGGGTGCGGTAACGTCAATTCTGCCATTACTCACTACCTCCGTAGTATTCATCAATATATTCAAAGTTAGACATTGTAGATGTCATGATAACTTTCTGAGCAAAGCCAGCATCTATCTTTTCGGCTACTGAATCAAGGAATCGCTCAATAGCTTCAGCGGCATCAGAAAACGTCATAATAAATAAGCAAAACTTGATAGCATGCTCATCGTCAGGCTCGCCGATTGTGTAATTTTTCGCATACCGAAACATCGACTTGTCGGAGGTTTTGCCAATGCCGTTCTCGTAGTAGAACCGTCCTGCCGGCGACGCTCTAACAGATAGCTCGTCAAGAGTTTTTGGTTGCCAAATCGCCACGCGATTTATGTAAAGTCTATCCATGTTATGGATTATGAGCGCTGGCGGTGTGGCAATAGTATAGTCCTACCACGACATAAGATTACGGTTAAATTAGATGGTAACAATTATTACAACAGCGGCAGCAACCGTGCTCGTCTTAAATCTATAGTTAAACAATATGGTAATATAACCGCTGATATTGAAAATAACGAATTTGTTATTGGTAAAGGCGTTTCAGAGGTGGAGTTGTTTGCGACCATCATGGCTGAAGGGTTGTCTACTTACCTATATTTAATGTCTCAAATCAAAAAGAATAATTCGCAAAATTATACACAAATTGCACAGTCCCTCAATGCACCCCATGGTGGCTATGCTGGTGCTTCACTATTCTCTTCGATTCCCGTTGAAGAGGGCGACCACATATCTATCTTGCACGACTGCACGGGTACAATCCGCGGTCAATATTCGATAATCACACTAAAGGCTGGATAAACGAAAACCGCTCCGATAAGCTTTCGAGGCGGTTTCAGCTCAACTATAAAGAAATTCTTTATAGTTTAATCTTTTGACGCTGGCGGTGTCTTGCCGCGTGGCTCAGTCAACAATTTGCCAGTTTTTGGATCGTGCCACCTGCTCAGTCCTGGCACGCTGTGTATGTCAACCAGACACTGCAAGCAGTCATTGTACGTTGAGCCTACTGGCATCTGCGGCGTAACCTTGCCGACGTGTAGCGTCACGCAGCCGCAAGTCTTGCACTCGCGAAAATACAAGCTGGACTTGGTGATGGTTATTTTCTGTAGATTCATGGATTGATCCTTTGTCCTGGATAGATCAATCCCCGATTAGCAATACCATTTCGCTCAGCCAGTCGCTGTGTATAGCCAGAATTACCAAACAGCCCGCTCGTACCATGCCAACCGTTTCTCAGTGCGATGTCGCCGAGCGTATCGCCGCGACGCACAACGTAACCGCCAGTGCTTCGCTGAACGTAGCCTGTCGAAGCCGGCGCGCTAACTCGTGGAGCTTGCGTTGCTACGCGAGCATTTACCGCTGCTTGCACTTCGGCCGGATTGTAGCCAGCGGCTTGCAATCGTGATACGCGGTCATTGCCGCTGCCATATACACCCCTCAATACATCAGCCACCACTTGATCGTTCACTGCTTTTGAACTGGCTACTGGAGCTGCTGGCGCGCTAGCGGTGCCGTTCCAAATATTCGGGCGGTAGTAGCCTATGATTGAGTTGCGGTAGCCGCCAAGATCCATTAAGTTAAATGCATTGCCGACATAGATATTACCTGATCCTTGGTTCTGTCCAAAGAACTTGCCTTGATAGTACATCGCAACATGCCCGTACGTTCCACCACCAAAGATTGCCCAGTCGCCGTCTTTCATGCCAGCTTGTCCAGAGTGCCATGTAAAGCCGAGCGCTTGGATTTCGCCGACTTGGTTAGCGTAGCCGCTCGCTCCACCAGTACGGGTAGCTACAACACGCCCTGAGAGGCTGAACATAAATTGCTTAAACCCTGCCACGCACTGCATGCCGTAGCCCTCGTTGAAGCCGCGGCCATTCATGGCATTTACGAATGCCGCAGGACTAGATAGGTCGGTCTTGTAATAAACACCCGACCCCATCTGCGCTAGCTCTTTGTCGGTCGGTTCGCAGCCAGAGCCTTTGTCTTGCGGTGCGTCAAAGCCAAGCATACTTGCTACAGCTCTATCGCCCTGCTCCTTTATCTTGCACAAGGCTTGCTTCTGGGTTTCTGAGTACTGAGCTTTATTGCCATCAAATGTAATACTGCCGTCAGGTGCTTTCTTGCCAAATACAGCGAACAGCACAATAACAGCGAAAATGAACGCTAAACAGACTACAATTAGATGGTTAGCCAAGAATGCTGCTACGTTTTTACGAAAAGATTTCACTTCTGGACCTCGCTTTCGTCAATTCTTTTTTGAACAGTCGTTCCTCCGAGGATCATGCTAATAATGGCGGCACCGACAACTAGTGTTGAGGCTATTTGCTCGCCAAACTGCTCAAATCCCCATATCTTGCCTAAGGACGTTGCGCCATATGCAAGTGCTGTACAGGTAGCAGCAAGTATTGACAGCTGATATTTAATTTTCTTTTTAGATTTCATTTTAGACCTCCTTGGTCGTTATTGTTATTGCTTCGAAAAATCAGGTAGAGAATGAGCGAGATTGTGATGAGAGATATCGGCAGAGTGATCATCGTTTCGCCTCCAGGTGCTGTATATCCTCTTTCAACGTCGTCACCGTTTGGCTTTGCTTAACCATCACACCCGTCAGATATACCGCGAACGCCACCAATGCTACAGCAAATATCTTTGCCAAGCCGCTGGTGATGAGCCGCCAAAAGTTCAGCAGGCTCTCCACATCGCTGCGCGGCAGGTATTTCTGCTCCATCTCGTCCGTAAGCTCTTTTTTATGCTGTTCAAGTTCAGCTCGCGAAATATTACCACTCAATATATTCTCTATTCGCTCAAGTGCTGCTGTATGCCTGTCAACGCCATCCTTGATGTACTCGACCTTAGCCTGTAAGGCGCCGAATTCTTTTGCTGATACGTCTGTGTTGCTCATCTCGCCATTCATTATGATTTTTGCTGGTGTGGCAGCTAAACTGGCAACTCAGACAACACGCACTTAAAATCAACGTATGACGCAGGCGGCGGGCCGGCGCTTGTCCCGCCGCCAAACACCAACACATGTACTTCAGCCTCATACGTTGATGGGCTCGCTCGGTATACGTAACCATATAGCGACACCGAACCAACACCATCGCCACCGTCATGTAATATACTGGTCGTGCCAGAGTCCCATGCCGTCGCTCTGTCGGTTTTAGCTATCACGTCGGAGATATACGCTCCGGGCGGCACGCTTATGCTTGCCTTGAAAGATTGATGGCTATAAACTGGCGAATTTGGCAGATTTATGCGAGCAGACACTGCTTGCTGCTGGAAGCTTGCGTCATAATCAGAGTTTTTAATAAACCTACTAACCCTTGCCATCGTAGCCATCCTTAAGAATAAAGTAATAGAATCCATTATCTGTTGCGCCGTTTGGCGTCTGTACAATCAGTTGCTGCTCTGTAATTTTCGTTTTATTGACGGACAATGAACCATATTGCCCCTTTTCAAACACCCAGCAAATCGGCAAATAGCCAAGGTTGTGGTTTACTGTGCCGCCGCCGACTGGCAGCTCGCCAGACGCGAACAGTTTATTGTACCGCTTGTCTGAATTAAATTTGTATGCACCGAGTGTATCGAACTCGGCAATGTTGCCAGTGTAATTTGGCGGCGCGATGAGTATACCCTTAATGTAGAACGTCACCGATTTATCAATGTTACTTCCTCTAAAAAACAGGTCTGAGTCACGGCTCAAATAGGTGTCTAACGAAATATCTGGACTATTCCCGAACCCACCTCTTGAAAATGCGTCGAGGTCGTTTGCCCACGAAAAATTAGGGTCGGTGCTCCAAATGCCGCGAATGAGCGGCTTGAACGGCAAGTTGTGTGATACTCTAGCTTCCCCTACATAAATTCCCCATCCCTGATCAGCGGTAGTCATTCGAGCACTGAATGTCTTGGCGATGTAGATTTCCGGATAATCAGAATTAAATATCACCTGCTCAACTCCTGAATTACGTCAATGCCCGGGTCGCTAATTGCCTCGATGATATGCCCGTCTTTCGGGTGCGAACCAATCAAAATGCGTCGCGTACCGTCAGGCTCGCTATAGATGAATCCTTGCGATGTCACTCTGGTTAGAATCACGCCGTTTTTACGTATCACCAGCTCGCCGGTACCTTGGTTAATAGAAATGTCACCGTTATTTGTGCTAATAACTTTGCTTCCTTGAAACTCCACATTTTTCACGATTGCCATAATAAAACCCCTAACCCAGCACGTCCGTGCTGTCCAATTTAGATTTATCTAGTATGAATGGACTGTATACTTTCTGCCGGCGCGCTTTGATTGTCGTCTCTAGCAGCCCGCCGCTCATTTTCATGCTGATTGCCGTGACGAGGTACGTTCCCGGGTATTTATAGTCCACCTCGACGATATCGCCCAGCTGCAAGCTCGGGTCGCCTTTCAAATTAACCTCAATGCTCGGCGAATACTCGCTCTGTTTACTTAAGATGTCGGTCGCTAGCAGGTCGCAGTTGCGGTACGAGCCAAAGAAATTATTATCAGAAATACTCAGCAGCATATCGCCGTATTTTTCGCGGCTGTCGCTGTCGTATGCCTCGTAATCGATAGTATCGACGACTTTTGCCGGCTCGCCCCACAATTCAATCGCGTCGATACTCAGCGCGCCAGTGTTTGTGTTGATGAACGTCACTTTGTACGAATCCTGAAACAGCTCGCCAGTCGCCGTTACGTTAATAGGTACTGGTATGCCGCTCAGGTTGCGAGCCGTGAACCAAGACGACGTTTTCGCGCCATTAAACACCAAATCGTTAGTGCGCCACGCAGGGTCGCTCAGCGACAACCACACCTCCAGCTGCCCTTTTGCTGGCACGCGCCACTTGTCTTCGTCGGCGCTGTTTTTCCAGCCGTTTTCGTTTTCGTTAGAAAATATCGGCTGCAACTTCTGAACGGCACGAACCTCAGATTTTATCTTGACGTGATTGATTATTCCGCCAGTACGGCTCGGCTTAATGCTGATGATATTTGAATCGTTTAATATCATCACCGGCTGTTTGCCGACCACGCCAGAACGTGTTGTAAATCGCGCTACGCCCTGCTCGTCTAACCATAGCGCGCCGTTCTCTGCCTGCACCAATTTGCGCAGAACATCGCCAGCTTTCTCTCCCTTGTTGAATATCACGAACGGGATTTTGTTTTGCCCGATAGCCAGCTTATATTGGTCGGGCGTCATACCATATTGCTGAAATATGACGGCAATCACTTTGTCGGTAGTTACGTCGCGCAGCTTGATGGTTGACCGCAATTCTGATTCGGCAATCTCGCTCAAAAAGTCCAGGGCTGTCCAACGAACCTGCAACGTGTCGTCGCTGTATGACGGCATCGATTGCGTCATGCCGACAAACACCGGCAGCTTCTCTTCCGACTTGAATCCCATGTATAGGCGCAATGGACGGCGGGGCAACATATGTTTGGCGATAGGTGACGACGCGTTATCTTCGTTTGAGTAACTTAAATATCCATCGTAGTTATTCAGCGTGATATCAGCGACGCTTGATTGTACGTTGTATGGAAACTCAACGCTTCGCTCGAACCCCATATCAATCACTCGGTCGGTAATGTCGGCATACTCATAAGCGTCCCACACCTGCGTCGGATTATTGTCTTGCGTCGCCAGCAAATCAGCGCCGTTTAATCTCGACTGATTGAGCGTAAACCATTGCAAATCAGTGCGCCGCTTTTTCGTAAATGACATGCTAGCTTTCCAATCAAGCGGCACAACCTCGCCGCGTGCCAGCTGGTGAAACCTGTCGGTCGTAACCTGCATAACGCTAACCTCCCATCTGCCTAGTTTCGCGCAAGGTTATCTTTACGCTTTGAACCATACCGCAATTGCTGATGGTATTTTTGTCGCCAATCGACATCTGCACCGGCATGTTTTCCACAGCCAGGTTTGGTCCAGTTATAGTCATAAGCGGGTACTTGTAGTTAGTGAATTGCCGGTCGTAGAATCCGCGCAATCTCTTATATTCATCAGCCGACATGTACGCCCACTGGTGTTCCCAAATTCGCTTGTGAAAGCCAAAATACGTGCTCACATTACCGTCAGCTGTCTCAATTGTCTTTATGCCGCCGTCAACAATCTTTTCGGTAAACGGTACTTCCAATAAATCATACACCACCGAATCTTGAGCGTCGGTTAGCTTCAAAATAAGGCTCATATTACACCTCCAGCGCCCATTCTTGAGCGATTTATAATCTCTAATTGATCAGCAATCTGCTGCGCAACCTTGCGCTGTTCAGCCGGGCTTGTGGCAAATACACCGCTGATATTGATGGTGATATTCTGCCCAGCACTACCGCCGATTTTATCAACCAAGCTCGCCATTTTACTTTCTGGTACGACCCACTCGTCCTCGCCGCCATCACCCGCGCGAATGATGCGCCCGCCCGGCTCGACGATACCACCAGTGTACATGCGCGGAATATGCACGCGCCCCAGCCTGCCAATATTGACGCCTGGAATCTTATTGATAGCACCGATAGCGCCATTGATGAGGTCAATCGGGCCGTTAATGAAGCCCTCGATAAACCCAAGCACACCGTTAATAGCGTTCTTGAACACCTGCCCGACAGCCCGTCCGAAGTTGCCAGCAAAGCTGCCGAACAGTCCGGCCAGCCTATTCCACAGATTGCCTATCAGATTGCCGAACGCACCGAACAGTGCACCGATGATCTGCGGCACGGCTTTCACGAGTGCTAAAAATAGCTGGATTGACGCTTTAATCAGCATTTTGATGTTTGTCGGGTCGGTCAGGAATGTAACCAGATTGTTTATTAGCGTCGGCATAACTTGAACCAGTGCCTCCATAATTTGCGGCCATGCCTGCACGATTGCTAGGAATAATTGAATCGCGCCATTGAGCAGCAGCGTCAGCGTCTCTGGCTTTGTCAATTCTTGCACGATTGTTAACACCAAGTTTGCGATAGTAATCAGGATTTGCGGCAAAAGCTGCACCAGCGCCTGTATTAGCGTTGGCAACACTTGAACTAATGCGTTAAATATCGTTTGAATCAACTGCGGCAACATCGCCACAAGCTGTAGGGTTAGTTGTACAGCTGCTGATAATATGCTCGGAAATAGCTCATTAAATAATATCGGGATTTGCTCGATGAGTAGTGGCGCTAGCTCTTCAACCAGCATAACGATACCGCCCAGTGCCTTTCTGAATGTCGGTATGACATTTTTGCCAAATGTGCCAATTGACTTGACGAAATCATCAATTAGCTTGTCAAAATCCAAATCTTCGTTGCTGATGCCGGCAACCAGGTTATCCCACGCCGACTTCATCGTCGTAAAGCTGCCACTGATGGTCTCGCTGGCTTCCTTGGCGGTCGTGCCGGTAATACCCATGCGTTCCTGCGTTTTATGGATACCCTCAATCAGCTTATCGAACGGAATATCCTTGACATTCTCTGCTGTGGCTTTGAATGAATCGCCCATCACACCGCTGTCGTTGATAAGGCGCGCCATCTCGCTCTGCGTACCACCATACCCCAGCTTGAGGTTGTCGAGCATAGTGTAGTTGTCTTTCGCGAAGCCCTGATAAGCGTCCTGGATCATCGACATACTTGTGCCCATCTTATTGGCGTTGTCAGCCATGTCAGTGACCGCCATGTCGGCATATTTAGCGGCCGCCTCAGTATTGCCGCCAAGTCCTTGCAACAGCGACGCCGAGAAGCTGGTCACTGTGTCCATGTACTGATTCGCCGACAGTCCAGCTGTCTTGTATGCGTTGTTGGCGTACTCCAACACCGTATCGCTTGACTGCTTGAACAGCGTCTCTACGCCGCCGGCTAGCTGCTCATAATCTGCGTATCCCTTAACTGCTGCCGTCGCCAATCCAGCAACAGCAGTACCAGCCGCAGCCAATCCAACTGCTGCTGCTTTTCCAATAGCAGCAAAACCACCGCCGACCTTACCGCCGGACGAATTGACCTTTTTCTCGGCCCTATCTAAGCCCTTGTCAAGGTCATCAGTGTTGACATCGACAATATAGCTAATCTTGCCAACGGTGGTGTTGCCGCCCATCGCCATGGCTACGGTTCACTCCTCTTGGCGAAAGGCTTGATGCCTTTTTTGAACGAATCGTTCGGGTGTTTTGAGAAGACACTGCCAGTGCTGATCTGACCGGCACGAGCCTGCTCGACCAGCTTTGCATACCAAACTTTGCGCGCACCCTCCAGCAAGGCGTTAGCCTCTGCTAGCGTAATTTCGTCATTACGAATCGCTCTGATGCCCTCCCAGCCGAAATAATAGCCAAACTCGGCGACAATATAGACTTCGTTTGAAATACGGTTATCAAACTTGTCAGAACGCTCCATACGCCGCTTAAAGCGAGCCAGCGCCTTACTCTTGTCTTCTTCAGACATCAAATCCAGTAGGTTAATCATCGGATTCCTCCTCAGCTTCATCGCCAGAACCGAACGCTCGAGCATTTAGTTTTTGCAGTCCGGCTGTACCGTATTTTTCCAGTAATTGTTTTGTGAATCTCTGATCATCAGTGCCGTCGTCAAATAGTTTCATCCAGCTCCGCGCTAATGATTCTTGCGTGTCATTCATCTCGACCATCAATTTGTCTAGCTCATCGACCATTGCCAGCGTTTCCTTGGTGTCACCGCCTTTAGTCTTTTTTGCCGCCTCAAATCGACTTTTTAGGTTGAAAGCCTTTTTTGATATCGTGCTCATTTTTGTGGTTTTCCGCTGAATATCCAGCTGTGTACCCGCGCCTAATTTGCGGACTGTGTAGACGTGTCCGTCGATTTTTGCCTTAACCTCGCGGATTAAACCCTTGGTTGATATTTCAATTTCGCTCATGCGACATCCTTTCGTTTATGTTCTAAGCCAGATTATGTTTACCTCTGGTGTGGCAATAAAAACACCCCGATTTCTCGAGGTGTTTCGTGGTTTACCGTTTGGATCACGGCGATGCCGGCTTTGCTTTCCACTTCAGCTCAGAAGCGTCCCAGTACTGCGGCGTCTTCGGGTCTGGATAACCGAGCAGCAGGTAGCCGTCAGTTGTCGGCTGCATCTGAACCGTCAGCTCAATCTGTGCAGCGTCGCTGGTTGACAGCGTCGGATTGAACTTCCGTTCAATCAGCCCAGCGTAAACGTGAAAATCGTCTTTGGCGTCCTTGCCGGCACAAAGCTGATGAATATGGATAGGCTGCGGCGTACTGCCTTTGCAATTCCCGCCGCCGAAAATCATCGGGTCAGTGTCAGCTACGTCAAACGCCTTTTTCACGTAGTCAAGTGATGGCAAGAATAACGTAAATGTTATTTCTGCGTCAGACGCTTTGCCGGATGGCTGTTTGCGCGTTCCTGCCTGCGTTTCAGCTTCAAGCGTACCCTCGCCATAGTTCACGGTGATATCGCCTAGCAGTTCTGCCGGGAACAACACTTTGCCGACAGTCATTTCCCACTTTCCAGCGAGTAACTTTTCAGTATTCATGGTGTTTCCTCCATTTAGTTAGTAATAAATCGTTCCAGTGGCTGAATAGATAACAATACCGTTATCGTCCTCTCCCACGCTGGTTATCGTGGACACTGGCATAATTGCCACGTTCCGATAGCCTTTGTCGGTCGCCGGTGGAACTGCCGGCAGTCCGCATACTCCATACGAGTTATTTAGAAAATCGACAATCTTGCTCAGTCGCTTATAGCCGTCAACGTCGTCGGTGCCGCGGCTATACAGCTCGTAGCTCTGCGCGCGACGTTCGCCTCTTAGCTGCTGGTTGCCTACATTCGCGATATAGACACCCTTGCGTCCAAGAGCTAGCTTCTGAAAAAACAAGTCTTTGTCAATTTTGCCAAACCCGTTATCTTCCAAATATTTCAGTAGTGATAAGGTGATCATCGCGTACCTTTCATCCAATTTTTAATACCCTCTTTAGCCACGCTATCGCCTGCTTTTTTGAGATAGTTCGTGGTCTGCGGGTTTTTTGAGTTTTCAAAGTGCCGGCGCCGTGCATACGGTACTCGGCCATCGCCAAACGTCACCTGAACGGCCGTATCGACAGTCTCAACTCGTCCATCGCTACGAAGCGCGCCAGTGAGTTTTGGTGCTATCATGGTAGCCCGTCCGAGAATGGCGTCGCCCATCGCTCGCTTGGCATTTTTAATGTTTTCTTTTTGTACTGTCTTGAACGCCTGCACGCCGCCATTAACTTTGCTGATTTTAACTTTAACTGCCATACTCAGCCCTCTCTAATGTCAGCGTGTAGTGTTCAACCTCGCCAGTGTCGAAGTTCTTACCCTCGGTCACGCCAACGATTGTGTAAAGCTTGCCGCCGCACTCGATACCGTCGCCAACAATCTCACCGTTGGTGTCTATGTCCTCGGGGTGCACGTGTAGCGTAGCGCTTGATTCGTGCGTCTCCTGATTCTGGCTGCTAACCATGCCAGATTTCAGTTTGAACACTCCAGAGTGTGCGATTCGCTCAGCGATTGTGTTACCCTGCACGACACCCCGATTAATCTTCAGGTAGTTGTACGTCACTTCAGTGAACACATCAAACACGGTCATCGAGATTTAGCCCTCCGCTATTTACCGGCATCACTTTGCCGTGGCGGATACCGCCGCACGCCCTATATTTGGCGATGATGCCAGCGTTTAACTTCATCAATTCCTTAGTAGGGTTGTAGCCCTCCCGATAAGTAATTGAGAAGTCTTCAACACGCTTCGACGATACACCGCCCTGTGCTTTCGCCTCATCGGTAATATTGCCGAAGAATCGTGCCCATACCAACGCCAAATCGTTTGGCAGCGGATCAATATCATCGAGCTCGCGACATAACAGCCCCTCAAGCCGCGTCTTTGCAATGTCCAAGTACAACTTGAAGTTGTTTTTTTCAATAGGAGAAAGGGAGCGGCCGAGTAATGCCGCTACCTTGTCTTCGTCAAGTTTTGCCATCTCAATCGCTCCCCTCTCCTAAAATTAGGCTTCCATCGCAACTGCGAATGTTTTGTAACCTTGTGCCGAGCCGCCGATGTAGCGTTCAGTCAACATCACGTCTTGGTTGTAGTCGAGGTCAAAGTCAGTGCGCACTGTCGCGTTGTTCTCACCCATAGTCACATAGGCTTGGTCAACGTAGGCGATAGCTTTCACTTTGCCGCTATTAAAGCTATTCAGTTCTGGCAGCTCGTAAACAGCCTTGACTTCAAACAGCTCTTCCAACTTGACTTTGGCAAACATGATATTGCCGTTTTTATCTTTCATCAAACGGACTTTGCGGCGGAATCCCTCTGGAACAATCAAGATTTTGCCCTGGTTGTTTTTATCCTTGACAGATTCGACCACCTCAACGCCGATTTCGTATTCCGTCTTGCTTGCCGCGTCAACCTTGGTAACGACTTTGCTGCCATAGCCGCTCGCGTTGCCGGCATCAGCTACAACTGGATACAAACCGCGAGTGCCCTCGAGGGTTGCATCTTTGCCAGTACCGGCAGTCAACAGCGCGCCAACGACGATAGCATTTGCTACGCGATCAGCCAGCTCTTCAACGCGGAACTTCAACAGTTCGCCAGTTGAATCGTCAAAGATGTCCTGCAAATCGATATCAAGCCGCTTGTAGATAGCTTTGCCTTTGATATCGCGGCGAAGACTTTTGAGTGTCTGCTCTTTCTTTTTCTCGCCTTTCTGATGTCCGAGTGCTGTGTCGTCAGTATCCATTGCGTATAGGCTACCGCCCCGAGCGCCAACATGGCGGAACGTGCCGAGGATTCCCGGATTGTCAATCCACGCCTTGAAAAAGATGCTCTCAATTTCAGCTGGCAGGATTGCATCGCCAGTGATGCCCTTGCTCTTCAGGTGCGCGCCCCACTCGCTCATAATCTGCTCAGTGCTGCCGCGGTGGTTTTTCTTAATGATGTCCCTGAAAGCAAGCAACGCTGCTTTTGACTTCAGGTAACCGTCAGTTGCTCGCGGTGCTTGAACAGGCTGCGCCGCTTTTTTAACGACGCTGTCGGTTGCAATTGATTTGTTCATTGCATTGTCTCCCTCTTCGGTTGTTTGGTTAGTAGTGTCACCGTCAGTCTCTTCACTGGTTGGCGTATCCTCGCCCTCCTCCGAGTTTTGCGTTTCCGCCGACGCCTCTGGCTGCTCAGGCGCTTCGTTTTCAGTTGTTTCGACAGATGTACTGTCTGTGTTGTCTACATTTTCAGCTGGCTGCTCGTTGTGGTCGATGCCATCACCGGTAGCTGTACCGAAAGTGTCATTTTGCTTTGATTTAGCTTCAGGCATTTTCTTGTCTCCTACAATGGATTTAATGGCAATAATCCGCGCATCCTTGTTGCTGCCGCGGTAAACCAGCGACACTTCAATGACTTCGGCGTTACTGATAGTTTCCGCTTCAAAATTAAAATCGTAGTCAATCATCGTAATGCTAAACGCGTTCGATAAATGACCCTCATCAATCAGCGTCAACATATCCTGCGCGATTTCTCGACTGCTAATGCCAGCCTCAAAAACCAGCTCGCCGTTGCTAAAATAAGCGCGCCGAACAGAGCCGATCACGTCGCGAACGTCGCCAGAGTGGTTTAACATTAGCGGGATGTCGATAATCTCGCTAATACCCTCTTCTGGAATCGCCCCAACGATAATCTCGCCGCCGCCTTTGAGAGGCAGCCGCAAGCTGGCAACATTGACCTGCTCGTAGTGTCTATCTACACTAGCCGAACTCGCCACAAAGACAATACGCCGCTCGCCGTCAATCTCTTTCGACTTGATGGCGCTGCTGAACGAAACAATCTTTGATTTAGCTTGTTTTACCATAATCTTCCTTTAAGCTTTGATATTTCTTGCCGACAGCGCTCATTTGAGCATTGCTTTCGTCAAGCCTGATTATGATAAGGTGTGGTGTGGCAGGCGAAATTATGGTATAATGCACACATTATGAAAATGCACGCACCCAGCTTCGTTTTAGGCGCAGCTACATCGAGATTTGTTAGAAAATACTGGTATATCGGTATCTTCTACGTATTGTTTTACTACATGTTTATTGCCTTTTTCTGGGTAATGTATCAAACGTATTACTGGCTGTTTTACCGTCTTATTTTCTGCGGCATTAGGTCGCTAATCGGCAAAAAAGCCGCTACTTCCGATTAGCCGTCTTTGGCGGTACTTCCGGCGCAGTAAACTTGTGCCGGATTTCTTTTTGCGAAGAATTCGGCGTCACCACCTTGATGTTCAGTTTCGCCTTGCATTTACTGTTTGTGCAAATCAAGCCCTCGATGATAGTTGTACCTTTGGCATCCATCAAATAACGGCCGCAGTATTTACAGGTTATCTTCATGACGCTACCTCGTATTGAATATAGCAGCCGCAGTTTGGATGCATATTGGCAGAATCAATGTCGGCAAAGTCGTTCAGAAACGTGCCGCCATCAGCGCCCTCCAGCTTGTCGCCTCTCACGAGGAACGAATTGGTCACGAGTTCCTTTTTGCCATTCATGGCTTGGCAAAATTCGCAGCCGGCGCCGTTTGTATGCCAGACTTTATAGATTTTTGCACCGGTTTCATGCATGAGCTGCTGCATAGCGTTAACGCTCGATTGACCAACGCACCGATGTTCTTCAGTGCGAGCCATTCGCTGCACCCGCCACTCGTCAGTATTCATAATATCGCGCAGGCTTCGTGCTAGCGTTTCTTTGTCCCAGCCCTCATATTGTCCGCGAGCCAACACGCTGCGGATACTTGCGGCGGTATCATTGCTGTATGAACGCGCGACGTTTGTCAGATAAACTAGATATTGCGCTTTAGTCAACTCATTGACGACGAATCGTGACGTATTATTGATAGCGATGCCGTTTGCTTCCAGCAACGCCAATCCCTGCTCATAGCTAATCTGCCCTTTCGATAACATGTAGGCTGTCAACACCGCCATAATTTCAGCAACCATTGATGTTATGTCAGATTCCTCAGTATCGCCAGCACCCTTGCTGGCCTCACCCTCAATAGCGGCGTCAATCTGCTTCTGCATGTACTTGCGCACAACTTCAGCTACATCATCAACCACGCTCTGATCCTCAGGATTAGCAGATTTATGTTTGTGTTCGCATTGGTGAGATTTTGCCAGCAACACTGCTTTCTCGCTCGGATTATCGATTGAATCTGGTGCGCTGTCAACTTCGCCGCCATCATCAACCTCTGGCTTATCATTATTTATTACTGGCGCTGTTGGCTTCGCCTCCATCCTCAGTAGCTTATATGAGTTGCTTAGCTGAAATGCGTCAACTATACTGTCGATTGAAAAGCCAGCGGCTATCATGTCGCGAATGATACCGCCCTCAATGTTTCGCGTTTCAGCTCGCACCTTGTCCTCATCTGCTAGGTTCGGAATGTCTATCTTGTAGGTGATTGCGTAGCCTAGTCCGCCGGTGATACGGTTAAGCTCAAATGTGAATCGCGTCCAGATTTTCAACGCTAGCGGGTCAACCGTATATTTCAAGAATACTCGCTCCGCAACTGCTACCGACGCGTAGTTTGAGTTTTGTAAAAAGCCCTTAATTTCATCAGGAACGCCGTAGGCACTGTCGAGCTTTTTATTCGCCTGGTTAAACAGTGATTCCAGATTCATATCTTTATTTGACTGCGCGAATGGAATCCACTGAATCTGCGCCTCTACTGGCAAGCCGGTCTCATCGCTAATTGGTCGATGAGTATAGATAACGTTGTTGTTTCTGCCGCTGCCGCGATGCCGGCGCTCCATCTCGTCAACCTGCTTATTAAAATCTTCAATGGTTGCTGCGGTAATAATAAATTGCCCCGCCGGCACTGCCCCATTTTCAAATAGCCCCGCCTCATAGGCAGCAATATAGTCGTCAAGGTTTGCCCATTTATTAGCAGCGACACTTGGCGAATAACCGCGGCTCAAATTATATGGATCAAAGCCGGAATAGATTTCAATAACTTCGGTCTCGTCGTACGTAGCGCCAGCTGTCAGGTATTTCTTAACACCATTAGACACAACCTCAGACACGCCCTCCAGGAACGTAAAGCCAGCAAGGTTATCAGCTGTAGCACCCTTGCCAATAACGGCCTCGCCGTTTTCGTAGTGCCAAACGGCCAAGTATACCTTGCGATGCACCAACGTCATCACCATTAAAGCTTCGCGAAAATCGACAGCACTCATCTGCTGGTTCGGTCGATAAATAGCGTTCAGCGCGCTCACATTTTCGATAGGCTTACCGTTGCCGTCAATCGCAAACGGGCGTATTGTCATGAACGCGTTGGCAATTTTGGTAATATTCGGATAGGCGTTGTCGTAGGTCTTGCCTTTATAAAAACTCAAGGCTGTCGGTATACTGCTACCGCTGCCAAGATAACGATGTCCGTCTCTCGTTACGTAAGATTTCTTTCGCGCTCCTAGCTTGAGCATTTTGCGAACATTATTAAACATACTACAGATTATGTTTATAAGCGGTGTGGCATAGCGACAGTATTATCTAATGCCGGCGTACTGCACCTTTTTTGGCTTTGGTGGCGTGTAATAGCATAATATCGTAGCGTCGGCTTCGTCTGGCGAACGGTAGCCGCGTTTCTTGTATTCGTCCTTGCTCTCAACCTGCCGCCTCCCCTGCTTGTCCATCTTCCATTCGCGGTTTGACAGCTCAGTCAGTAAATCTTTATTTTCGCCCAGCTCAATCTCATCGATAATCGATTGCAAATAAAACCAGGCTTCGCTAATCATGTTCGGATAGCGATTTTTATCGCGAGCCGCTGCCCCAAAGTTAATTGGCATGACATTGTAACCGCGCTCTTTCATCTGGTCGGTAACGCCGCCGCCAACGCCAGTATCGTCAATTTTTATTAAGACACTCTTATCGAAATCAACAAACGCCTCTAGCAGGTCGCAGACTTCGTTGGTTCGCTTTTTCGTGTACGACGCCCTACGGGTCTCTCTCATGCCTTTGCGTTTTACGAAGACAGTACGGTCGTTACCAAGGCGCGCTACATCGACGCCCACTTCAATAGCCCCCTCATCGTCTACTTTACGCCCCATCGCCGCCATCACCCGTGCCGCCGAGATGATGTTGCGTTCTGTTTGATTGATGGCTTTGCCGAGGTAGTCGTGGGCGTAGTCTTCAGGATGATTTAATCTAGCCATCTCGATTTCGTATTTTATTTCGTCGCTCAGCCAACCATTTTTTAATGCAATACGATAATCCAACTCCAAATGCAACACGTCTCGGCGCGGCGGATCGGTAATGAAGTATGAAATGACAGGGTCAATATCAGTAATGCGGTTTAGCGTCCAGATAATTCTTGAACCAGGCTTACGGATTGTTGGCGTTAATATGCGTATTGATTTTGAGGTGATAGTTTGTGCTTCGTCAATCCACGCCAAATCCACGCCCTCAAGCGATTTAATGGTAGTCTCCACGTTTCTGTCTAGTCCTTTGAAAAGAAACTCCGAGCCGGTCGCCGTGTTATAGATAGAATCTTTTGTCCATGTAAAATCAGAAAAGCCGTATTTGTCAATTAAATCAAGTAGCAGCTGATATGATGAATCGCTGATGTTTTTCTGGAACTGGCGTAAACAGGCGGTGCGCATTTTACGGCGGCGCGCTTCTAGTAAACAATATCGAGCCACCGTGTGCGACTTCAGCGAATAGCGGCCACCCTCAATAACGGCATGACGCCACCACGAATCAAACAGCGGCGCATATTCAATCGGTAGCTGAACCGTTGTTTTTGGTGCTTCCATCAGCAAACTCCACCAACGCGATCGGTGCAATGCTCTTGCCGTCGCTCGTTATGTCGGTCTTTTCAGAAAACTCGGCAGTTGTCTTCGCGATAAACTTCGCCGTATCCTGTGCAATCTTCTCGTCGACCGAATCAAGCGACTTGTTAAGCACCCGTTTGGCTTTCTCGACCATATTCTTTTTGTCTGTCGATTTTCCGACAATTTCATAGACAATATTTTTTAGCCATGGCAAGTCAAAATTAGTAGTAATAGTCCTGGCATACGATTCGCTGTAGCCAGCCGCCAACGCACTTTGCAAAGCATTGTCGTAAGTCGATGAAGACGGCAAATAATAGCGAAGTGCAAAATCAATCTGCTTTGCACTATACCGCTCTAACGGTCGCCTTTTATCAAACTTTCTCGCCCTGGTTTTCTTTTTCATAATCTCATGATGTCATTTGGTGGTGTGGCGCGGCAATCAATGCACGTTGCGCGCCCTGCCCCACTCCGGCACTGTTCTAATTTTTGCATTAGTTAAATCTGGCATTTTCCGTGCGCTACTCACGTTGATGTTGTATAGGCTAGCTAAATGATTTATGTAGCTTAGACTAATGTTTCGATGATCAGTCAAGGCACGACGAAAAGGCTTCCAATTATCAGAATAGAAGCCTCTCTGTCGCACGAACCAACGCTCGTAGCAATTTATGCCGTATTTGTGCTTAACATAAATAGTGGTAGGGTTGACGCACACAATCGTCAACCCGTTTACTTCTCTTACCACTGTTGTATCGTATTTTCTTGCCATATCACCCTCCGTTTTTTTATCTCTCCACCTCAGTAGCATAAACCTCTCAATCGTTCGATTACTCTTGCGTTTTTGGCGGAATAACGATCAGCTTGTCGAACGGTAGAATGAACGCTTGACATCCCAACAGCTGCTTCACTTCAACCACCGCTTCGCTATCTTTCGTCGCAATCACATCGCCGCATAGAGCTTCTGTTGGCTCGTCGCCGTGCTTGAACGCAACCCTGTCGCCAACTTCAATCTCTGGTGTTTCAAACTGCGCGCATTTCTCGTCGTTGCTCTGCTCTTTAGCACCATCAGCAATTGCCTTTGACGCAGCGCTAACATTTTTAGCTACCGCTTCAAAAGAGCCAGCAGCAGGCTTCAGCTTCCAGCTCTTGATTCTCAAAACGTTTTTCCAAGTAAACGACCATCGACGACAGCTTTTAACATCGTGATGCATCTCCGTTTCAATTTCTTCAAGGTTCGTGAGGCTCAATAAATAACCTCTACGATAGTTGACGTCAAAACTATTGTCCGAGTAATAGATAGCAGCGCCACTCAGGTCAGCGCCACTCAGGTCAGCGTCCCTCAGGCTAGCGTCCCTCAGGTCAGCGCCACTCAGGTCAGCGCCACTCAGGTCAGCGCCACTCAGGTCAGCGTCCCTCAGGTTAGCGCCACTCAGGTCAGCGCCACTCAGGTCAGCGTCCCTCAGGTCAGCGTCCCTCAGGCTAGCGCCACTCAGGTCAGCGCCACTCAGGTCAGCGTCCCTCAGGTCAGCGTCCCTCAGGCTAGCGTCCCTCAGGTCAGCGTTATCGTCAACAGCTGCTTCAACTGCTTTTTTCATCGTGGCGTTGTCTGATTCATACTCAAATAATACATCTCCACTGAACCATGATTTAATTTCAATTTTGACTTTGGACATTTTAGTCTCCTATTTAGTTATTGATTCGATAAACTCAATCGCCGCGTCACAACCTTTGCACACGACAGTCTGAATACCAGCCTCATTGAGCGTTTTAATCCACTGCTTTTGATTTGCTGATGTTACGCCTCCTTTCTTGCGTTTCATTTCGATGAACACCAAGCGGCTAATAGGCTGGTCGTAATCAGCGCTATCGTCGCCATCAAGTGTTTCTACGTAGACTCGTCGTGTTCCTGTGTTCGGCACAACTACGGCCAAGTCAGGCACGCCAGAACTCACGCCGAGTTTCTTATTTTTCGCTTTCTGGCTCCAACTTCGGGTGTAGGTTTCATTCGGCACGCGAAAGTGTGGATAGCCTTTTAGTCGCAGCCACTGCACAAATGCTTCTTGCTCCTGGTCCTCGGTTGGATTATCTATGTTTGCGAGGTTAGGCATTGCTACTTTCTCCGTCAACCACCTTGAAACATTCACTCGGCTTCCTCAAAAAGCGTTCGGTGTTCTCGCCATCTTTCATTTCGACAATCACCTTGGTAACTTTTCGGGTTTTGAATATTACGAAGAGTCCATCAAGTAGGCGCGTAGTATGCTGCTCCTCGGTTATTCCGCCAGCAACAACAACGCCAAGCCCATATCTGTCAGGATTACTTTTTCTTTCGTCTCGATAGGCGAAATACACTTTGTCGCCGATAGCAAGCCCGTCAAAAGACTGCCGAAACGCCGACTCTTTAAGTTCGATTCTGTCCATTACTTCCTCCTATTTTTCGATTCATCTAGCCACTCTTGATACTCGATTTCGTCCTCGATTGCTGGCACGATTAGGACTGTTAGTATTACGATTGCGAAAAACACCGCGATTATTATGGTCATGATTGTTTCTCCTCTGGCTTCTTAATTCGCACGAGGCGACAATTCGTAATATACGTGCCCATAATGCTTGTCCTGTCGCCGGTCTCTAAGGCTCTAAGCGCTGGTAGTCCCACGCCACACATCTCCACGATCTGACAGACGATATTAATCTTGTTGCCAGTCTCCGCATCTGGATAGACAACCAAAACATAATCGTGCATCCGCAACTTGTCATCGTCGCCTATTTCCCAATCGTCGTAGGTAAAATGGCTTAAAACCAGGTCACAGCATGCTGCATGGTTGTAGTTGTAGTCGCTGTGGTCTAGCGGTTCTTTAACGTAGTCGTCCCATAGCGGCTGGCCGCAGTTGTGACACTCTGGACGGCCGGCGCAATAGCACAGGTCGTGTCCGTCGTTACATGAAAGTGCGCGAGGGTCGCCTCGCCGTTTTATGTCAGTCATTGCGCCTCTTTTCTAGTCCTTTTTCAACCTCTGGAGTTTTCGATTGTGTTATTGAGTAGTTGCCGTCTTTATCCAACATGTCGTACTTGCGCAGAATACTAAATGCTGATTCTATGACTGATGATCCACCTGTAGCATACACGCCATCACCAATCACATAGCCGTATTGATACACCACCTCCAGCGCAAAATCGACCAATTCTTCGCGCAACTCTCGTTCGTGCCTATCAACAATTTTCTCGATATCGGCAAGCGCAGAGAGCTTTAAGCTATTCCATTTTGCAGCAGAGTTGGGCTCGCCATTAAAGCCACAACAGCCGGCAAAAGCCCTAGCCGCAAGTCCTCTAAAATTGCACTCTAAGCGATGATCTATTTTTGATTTGACACTAGATATCATTGACATCTCCTTCCTTATGTTCACAAAATTGACATTTTACTTGACTTTCAATTTTCAAATTAAAGTAAAATGGTGGTTTAGTTTAATTTCGTTACATCATCCACGTCTCGCCATCATCATATGGATTAACGCCGTTCACGAACTTACCGCAATTAGGACACATTGAGGCAGCGTCAGGGTAACTTCCAACACGATACGGCTTTAGCGATGCTTGATATGCTTTCCAGTTTCTGCTGTCGCCGCGGATAAGCAATATCTCATCGTCGCAACAATCGCGCTTCACCATCCACCTGTCGGTGTCCATATTGTCTGTAAAATCAAATACCCAATTGCACCATTCGATTTTAGGTGTCATATTTACCCCCATTTACGCGTCGTCAGATTTTATCGGCGCAACACCAGCCACGATCTCGTTTCCGTCCCAGGCATAATCTGGCGAGGATTTTATCAAGATTGGCTCGTCATACTTGCCAACATGAATGACTACGCCGCCCATCATACCGTCGCTCTGCTTGAACTGTCGTAGTGCCTCGATAAGCAATTTAGGATTTACCACAACCGACTTTACCGGAAACGCCTCTGAACTTTTTTGCTCGACGAACGGCCGCGTTTCTGGAAAACGCAGTTCAGTTTGCTCTTGGAATGGAATCTCGGCTTTAATTGGAAAACTCTCGTCAATCGGCAACATTTCGCCGTACGGATTTGTGCGAACAATGATTTTGCCGTCGTGAACATACGCTCGATCAAAGTCGGTTTTCATGACTTTATCAGCGGCAACGAGCACACTCTGCGGAATGTTCATTGAGCAGGCTTTCGCACCAGGCTCGGCGTCAACTTCGCGGCGGATCAGCTTATAGCCATCTGTAGCGATGAGCGTGGCTTTGTATATACCCTTCTCCTGCTCGACGACCTCCAGCCTGACATTTTCCAAAACCTTATTCTGCGGCGTTGGCTTCTGCGCCATTTTATATACAGCGATCTGCTGCTTGGTTAGCGAAACGATACTGCTCACTTCTCCCACCAAAATCCTTTCTGCCCAGCCTCAGTCTCAGACGGCTTATCGTCTTTCAAACTGCCGGCTGGCTTATTATTTATCTTGACCGCGATGTCTACGCTCCGAACGCCGTGCTCCAGCAACCATTTCTTGGCTCGCTTAGCATCAGATTCGGTAGCGTAGGTCTTTGCGTGCGGCTTGTTTTTGTCGTCGCTCCAACGAACGGTGAAAGTGCAATTCATTAGAGACATTACGTAGCCTCCAGTTTCTTGCGTTTGCGGCGTTGTTTTTTGCGAAGTGCTTTTTTAGTCATCGCAAGTACCCTAATCTCCAAACCTCTCATACATACAGTTTTCGTGCATGTCTGGATAGTCTTTTCGCTCTGCGTCAGATTGAATGAGTGCCAAATTGCACATGCTGCATCTGCCGTACGGTGCGGTTTTTTCAAAGTCAGCCAACTCGTCATTTTGTTTAGGTCTGCGCTTGCTGATTCGGCCGCAAATACGAGCTGCCTCCCGATTGAGTGCAAAGCCCGTTTTGTTTCCCCTCGACCTCGATCCACCCTTTCTGCCGATTTCACGGTAGAAGTTTGGATTTTTCGCGAGAATTGTTGCGGCAGCTTTTCTGCCGCCGGCTTCCGTTCCTGCCATGATTCTCCTTTCCTTAAAATGGTATTTCGCTTAAATCAATCGGCGTGTCGAGGTCGATATCCTCAGTAGCTTTCGCCGCTTGATTAGTCGTTGTGTTTGCCGCTTTAGCATCATCTTCGGCGTATCGCTCAGTAGCTGGCGCAGCGTTATTGCCGCTGCCCTTGGCGTCGCTCAAAAACTGGAACTGGTCGATGATGACTTCAGTGGCTTTACGTTTGATGTCGTCCTTCTCCCAGATTCTCGTCTGCAATCTGCCAGTTATGCCAATCTGCTTACCTTTCGGTGCATATTCTGCCAGTAGTTCAGCTGCCTTATTCCAAGCCACGCAATCGATAAAGCTTGCGTCGGCATCTTTGCCGTAGCCATCAACCGCTAGTGCGAATGAGGCTACGGACTTGCCGCTGTTCGTCGTTTTAATTTCAATGTCTCGGACGACGCGACCGATTAGAGTTACGTTATTGATTGCTGCCATGTTTAGAAACTCTTTTCCTCGCGAATCTCCACGCCTGGGATTTCACGCAGCCCATTGGCAATGGCTTCGCGGATTAGCTTGTCGCTTGGCTCACACAAGTAGCGTGGCACTAACTCAGGATTAGTAACCGTGAACACCGTTTTGGTTTTAATACCAGATTTGACAGCTGGCTTCTGTGTTTTAGCAGCTTTGGCTGCTTCAGCCTCTGCAATCTCTTGCTCGCGTTTACGCTGTGCTGCCAGCTTGGCTGCTTCAGCCTCGTCGCGCTCAGCGGTTGTCAATTCGTCTTTACGTGTCAACAACTCGTTGATGGCTTTAGTGAACGCCAGCTTGATTTCAGCGTGGTTCTGATCAGCTTCAGGTAACTCAGCGAATATCTGCTTCAATTCAGCGCCTCGCTCGTCGCAGGCTTTCTGGCTGCGCAGTGATCTAGTGTTGGTAGCGAATTTGGCGCAGATAGCGTCAATGCGTGCCGCTTCCTCTTTTGCCAGTCGTTCCTGTTCTTCCTGATAAGCCATAATCTTCTGGCCGATATTCTCTAACGCCTCTTCAGCCGGTGCGAGTACATCTTTTTCAGCGTCGATGAATTGCGACTTGACGCTGTCAAAGTTGCGAGTGATCGACAGCCGAGCGTTCTTGACTTCGGTGCGGTGCGAGGTGATCAGCTTGCGGATTGCGACTGCCTCTTTGGCGGTTGTATCGTCAGTGACCTCTTTGGCTTTGGCCTGCTCCAAAAGCTCTTGTGATTTGATTTTGAACGGCGATATCGTAGCGACTTGCGAATCGACGTATTCTTGTAGTTGTGACATGTGTCCTCCTTTATTTCCTGTCTGCTTCAGATTTGCCAAGCCGAGCGCCGGTCATTTCGACGCGTGAGCTTGGAATGGTTGGTTTAGCGGCTGCTTCGATTTGCTCTCGGCTTGCTAATGTCGGCGCTGGCGCAATCCACGCATACTCAGCGTCGCCTCTTACTCCATCGACGATTTTCGTGAAATCTGGCTCAATGTAGCGGCCTAGCCGGCCAGTGCGGTCTTTGGCGACATACTTGTCGCTAGCTGGATCAACGATGATCAGGCGCTTAGTGTCGCCAGTCTCGGTGTCATTTATCGTCGTCATGTAACCGACGATGTCCACTAGGTTGACCAACTCTTCAGATAGCCTTGTGGCTACCATCGGACGTTTAATAACTCGTCCATCATCATCTTTCTCTTGTACGTGCGCCACAATGACGATGTGCTTGCCGCTGTCGCGCATGGTTTTCAGGAAGTTCCGCATGGTCGATTTCAGCCAGCCCCAACCAGCCATGGTCGGGTTGCCGTCACGCTGGACCAGTTTGCTGTCGGCTCTATTTCGCATGTAGGCGATCAACTTCTCCATCAGCTCGCCAATCGGGTCGATGATTACCGTGTCGTAATCCTCAGTGAGTGCAATCTGCATGAACTCCTGCATGTCGTCCCATTTTTCGATGAGCGCCACGTCGGCAGCGATACCGCGAAGTCCGAAGTATTTACTACCGTTTTCGCAGTCAGCGATAATCGGTCGTGGTGCGGTGGCTGCAAATGTTGTCTTGCCAACACCACCCTCGCCGTACACAACCATCAGAATTGATGGCTTCTCGGTAGGATCTAAACTATTAAAGACTTTCATATTCTCCTTTCTTTTATAAGCTCCAGTCGCCTAGCTCCCTCACTTCCTCGATGAGGAAGTTCGGCTCGCTGTCGCCAAACTTTATGATCTCGTCAACACACGTACGCAGCTTGCGTTCACCAGCTTCAACAAAATCGATGCCGGCAATCATGAACTGCACGCGGTACGGCGCGACGGCTTCAACCACGCAGTAGACAAACTTGACTAACGCTGGGTCTAGCTCTAGGCTTGACGCCGTTACCAGCGTGTAAACTACTGACTGCAAATCGTAGTGCATTGACTGCGCGGTTTTGAAAAACTTGTCGAACTTTGCGGTAGTTTTCAGGTCGGTTATCATGGCCGATTCACTAGTGCGAATCAGCACATCAGCCTTACCTTTCATATCTACGCCATCGGCCGTTCGAGCATACATTTCGTGCTCAAAGGTTGCGCCTTTAGTAAAAATGTATTGCTTTGCTAGCGGGTGATTCTCGATATTTTTCAAAATCTGATCAGCGGCTTTGAACATATCCAGGGTGATAATGTGTTTACCGGCGGCTTTCTGTTCGTTACGCCACGCCTTGGATTCTTTCGAATAGAAGTTCTCAAACGGGCTGATGGCGAACTGATCTTCACCGCCGAGCACTAGCATATGGACCAGCTGACCAAGATCGATAGCTTTACTATCTAGGTCTGGCAAGTCTCCGCGTTTAGCTGCAACTGCGTAATCGATACCGTGATCGAGAATCAGCTTCATTGATGAGTATGACCACTCTGGTCGGCTATAGTAAGCGTCTGCCACTTACGCCTCCCCTGCCAAAGCACGGTCGAGAAATGTCGGATTGATTAGGTTTTCTAATTTCTCAAGCAAACTATTTTCGTCCATAAAACTTGCCCTCAATCCACTTCATTCCTTTGTCGAAAATCCGCAACCACTTCGCTGCTTTGACCGACTTATCGAAGTCGTGGTCATCCAGCTCACGCAGCCTGTCAATCACTCTGTCAAGTGGCTCGCGCTTATGTACCGGCACCAGCTGAACTGGTGACGGCATCACGTTTACGTGTATCTTCATCGCCAAATCTCCTTTCGCGATTTTAATTCTTGGATAGTTTCATCGAACACGCCGTTGGCGAACAATACGACCGCCAGCACCGCGATTGCCACGAACTGCACCCACCAGAGGCGCAAGTCTGTTGGCTCGCTCATTGCGATTATTGCGGCCGGTAACCCAACTACCCAGCTAATGATTTTTTTGATCTGTTTGTTTTTCGCTGCCATTTTTCAGCTCCTTTCGTTTTACGTACGAGAGTGCTCGCAGTCACTCTCGTACTGTTAGATGTCTCGTCTCTGTCGTGTTTTAAGCGGTTTGTAGTCCGCTGTCTTTAATTTCTGACCAGCTGTTACTCAAATCCCTAAAAACCCGCTCTGACGTTTCAATGAAGCTACAAACTCTGAACGTACAGGATTTCTAGCCTCATTTTTACGTCAAATAAAAAAGAATCGACGCGAAGTCGATTCATGGTTGATAGATTTAACTAACAGAGGTAGTCGCTGTTTATATCATGTAAGATTATTTCGTGATTTATATATATCAATAATAGAAAACAATGTCAAGAAAATTTGTCAAGATTGTGGTATAAAACTATTAACTTGGCAGAAATTAAGCTTATTCATCGCCTGTTTTTGGCTGTTTGCAAGCCGGATATTTGCCCGCTAGCAAGTCTTCTTCGAACTGTAAAACTCCCCGGTAATTCGCCTCGTAATGGCTGGTGTCTGGCAATTCTAAGGAGGTGATACAGCGCCAAACGGCGGCAATTAAGCGTTGGAAGTCGGCGAGCTCGTCGTTGGAGAAGCGGTCGTCGAGTGCTACGATGTCGCCTGTCGACTGGTCTGGCTCGACGAATTGCAGCCGAGCGCCGGCGAATTTGTAGCGGGCGTAGTCGCGCGAGTTAGCGCACAACAGTTCGTAAAACATCAGCTGCTGGCGGTATTTGTGGAGCTTGATTTTTTCGTAATCGGATTTGCCAGTCCACGAAGTTGACGGCTTGCCGGTTTTGTAATCGGTGACGGTGATGGTCTGATTGTCGATATCAACTAGGTCGAGCGAGCCAGTCAGGCGGGCTTGGCCGAGAACGACGCCCTGCCCGGCGAAACTAAGCTCGGGTTTTTGCGACGGCTTAAAGGTGTCGTATTTGGCGCTCAGGAAGGCTTCGAGCGCTTCGATGCCGCGCTTGCTATAGAGTGCTAAATCATTGTCGTTCAGTTCTTGTTGCTGCAGCAGACGGATGAACTCGCCAGTGATGTCTTCGATTGGTTTGCGAGTGCCGCTGGCCGCTAAATGGCTATGCGCGTGCTGCAAAACGGTGTGGATCAGGGTGCCGTAGATGGCATTAGCGCTTTTGGCCTGCGGGAAGCGCAGCAAATTATTTAGCAAAAAGTTCTGCGGCCCGCCGCGCGTAACGTCGATAAAGTTATTGAGGTGCGTGACAGATAGCTTGTAATTTTCGAGCGTTGGCGCTAGCAGCTCTTTCATGGTGCGGTTAATCGGCGCAGTTAAGCGGTCGTGCCAGACGATTTCGCTCTGCTCGGCGAGCGCGGCGGTGCTGCTTGGCTGGCGGTCAATTTCTTGCAAATTGGTGTCAGCCAGAAAACTAGCTTTGAGTGTGTCTTTGGCGGTGTCGTCGCTGCGGGCATAACTCAGGTAAAGCTGGCGTTTGGCGCGGGTCATGGCCACGAAGTACAAGCGGATGCGTTCGTCATAGCTATCGGCGTTTGGCGAGATAGCCAAGTTCTCTGGATAACCAATCAAGCGGCTGCGGCTGCGCACGCGTTCGCCCCACATCGAATCGATTGAGTTGATGACATAGACGGTGTCGAACTCTAGGCCTTTGGA